TTATTAATAAATATTCAGATATATCATCATTGGTACATATACCGGGTAATCATGACGCAAACGTTATGCTGTCGGAAGTTGTTAAGACTGCAAAGATAAATAAGAGGGTTACATGGCATACGGCAAGGCACACCTGCGCCACTCTGTTGGTATATCAAGGTGTGCCCATAACAACAGTGCAAAAGATACTCGGACACTCGTCTTTGAGGACAACTCAAATATACTCGGAAATCATGCCAAGGACGGTTGTTAAGGACCTGAAAAACGCAGCAAAAAAACAACGCCAGTAGATAATGGGTAGATATTATAGGATTCTACTTTATGTATACTGTATTTTTCGCATCCCATGGAATATCTTATTTTTGTGTAAAAAGAATAATAATGATAGAGTATGGTGGTATGAATAGTGGAACTAGAGTTTTCACGTTTGCCATGATGGGCAACGAGCTTGTTTCAGTGATTTACGATTCAAGGTGGTTGCTGGCAACAATACTGATATGTGTTTTGGCCGACTTCCGCTTCGGTTGGGGCGAGAGCAGCAAACGTTATAACCGGGCGAAGGCAAAGGGCGACAAAATCGTTATGGCGCAATATAAGTGGCGGACGTCAAGGGCTATTAGGCGAACTATTAATAAACTTATGGATTACATCATGTGGGTGAGCATAGGTGCTTTTATTGGCATGGCTCTACTTAAGCCTATCGGCGTTGACTACATGATGGGCGGTGTTGTCGCCACTTTCATTGCCGTTGGTTGCGAGGCCAAGTCTTTCTGTGGTCATTTCTTTTGGCTGCATGGGGTAAGAATGGAAGAAAAGAGCATAAAAGGTTTCTTCAGGGCGTTTGTCGTTGCTTTTGCAAAGCGCAAGAACAAAGACATAGGTGAAGCCTTGGAAGCAGGTTTTGATGAAACTAATAAAAAATAATGTTATGAGAAGTATTAAGAGAATTTTTGTGCATTGCACGGCAGGTAGTCAGAAACAGACAATAGCTGACCTTAAGGCGGAGTTTAAACGTAAAGGTTGGAAGAATCCGGGATATCATTATGTTATCCAGGCAGATGGGACTGTTACGCAATTGTTAGGCGAACAGTTTGTCAGCAATGGAGTGCAGGGCTATAACTCAACATCAATCAATGTAGCTTACATGGGCGGTATAGACTCAAATGGCAAGGCGGTAGACAACAGGACGGAAGCCCAGAAGGCAAGCCTTGTAAAGCTGCTTAAGGAGTTAAGAGGCCGTTATCCGAACGCCCAAATACTCGGCCACAGGGACATAAGTCCTGATACGAACCACAACGGCAAAGTTGATTCATGGGAACGCATCAAAGAATGCCCATGTTTTGATGCTATAATTGAATACAAAAATATATAGCCATGGAACGAATAAAAGGCTTTTTATGGGGCATTATGTCTTGCATCTTAATAAGTCTGTTATCAGGGTGCAAATCTGTTCAGTATGTTCCGCTTGAAACCGTTAGAACGGACAGTGTGTATATTGACCGATACCAGCATGACAGCATATACCAACGAGACAGCGTATTCGTCAACAGATGGACGGCTGGAGATACCGTCTATCAGGATAAGGTTGTTTGGAAGTATGTCTATCGTGACAAGGTTGTATATGATACGGTGGCCATCTTGCGTTCGGATTCGGTTCGTGTGCCTTATCCAGTGGAGCGCAGACTTACGAAATGGGAACAAGTGAGGTTAAATGTCGGGGGATGGGCTATTGGTGCTGTTATAATTTTCATCCTTATTGTAGTGGGCATCATTGTATATAAATTGAAGCAATGTGACTAATCTGTGAGTCAGCTATTCCATTTTTCATAGTTGGCGGATTTTCGCTTTGCAGTTTTGATTAATTTTTATTACATAAAAATATGGCAGGTAATACACAAGAATTTGTCACTATTATTCGCCTCAATTCTGACGAGGCGAAAAACAATCTTGCCGACCTTAAAAAAAAGGTTGACGAACTTACCGTTGCTCGAGATAAAGCTATAAGAGCAAAGGCTGATACTAATTTCATAAAAGACCTTAACAAAGATCTGAAAAAAGCTCGAGCAGAGCTTAAAGCTTATGATACGGATATCAACAAAACTATCAAGACAATCAATTCTTTGTCGACGGCTTCTGTCGGCGAGATAGAAACAGCCATGAAGGCATTGCGCCGTCAGATGAAATCTACATCAGATCCGGCTGATTGGCGTAACTTGTCGGCACTTATGGATACCTGCAAGGAAAGACTGGATGAAATAAAGAACTCTGCAGCTCAGACGGATGAGATGTTTGAAAAAATATCCAGCAGCGGTAAACTTGTCGCATCTGTATTGGCCGACATCGACAATGCTTCCGTTGCTTCGCTCAAAGCTGCACAGTCATCAATTGAACAACGACTGACAACTATTAATCCGAGCTCAGCTAATTATGAGGAACAAAACGCTAACCTGCTTAAGATAAAAGCCAGGCTCGCCGAAATTGGCGACAAACAGAAACTAGTTAATACGATTGTCGACCAATATAATAGCGAACTTGATAATGCCGGTTTGGCAATGCGAAAGGTCGCTACAAACACGGAGCTTGTCAACCGTACAATGAAGTCGCTAGACAAGGCGTCAATCAGGGACATTGAATACTCGCTGCGCATCGTCAATAACGAGCTGAAAGACATGGAAAGAGGTACGGAAGAATTCCGACAGATGACAAAGAAAGCCAAGGAGCTGAAAACACAACTCGAATCTGTTAGGGCGGAAGGCGCTGCACAAGAGTCATGGATTAACCGGTTAGCGGACAAATTCAACCGCATGCAGACGCTTGCCTTTTCGCTAATCGCATCTCTTACCGGCCTTACTATTACCATGCGTAAATCAACACAGGATTTTCTGGATATGGATTCGGCAATGGCTAATGTTACTAAATACACTGGCCAGACAATGGAGGAAGTCAAAAAAATGAACAAATCCTTTCAGCAAATGGACACGAGAACATCGCGAGAGGAACTTAATGGACTTGCTGCAGCTGCAGGAAGATTGGGTATTACATCCGAGGCTGCTATAAAGGAATTTGTTGACGGTTCTGATAAGATACGTGTCGCACTTGGAGATGACCTCGGAGAAAATGCCGTTGACCAAATCGGAAAGCTCGCACAGATGTTCGGTGAGGATAAGACCAGAGGACTGCGTGGCGCTATGCTCGCCACTGGTTCGGCAGTTAATGAGCTTGCGCAAAATTCTTCTGCATCAGCATCATACATGGTTGACTTTACAGCACAACTATCAGGTGTGGCGATACAGGCTGGTATTACACAGTCAGAAATGTTAGGACTTGCTTCTGCTCTCGATCAGAACGAGCAAGAGGCAGCCACGTCTGCTACAGTCTTTTCTCAGCTAATTACTAAGATGTTCCAAGAGCCGGCACGATTCGCTAAAATTGCGGGATTGGAAGTTAAGGAGTTTAGCCGTATTATGAAGGAAGACGCTAATACCGGCTTGATTAAGTTTCTGGAATCTATGAGGTCAAGAGGTGGATTTGATGCAATGGCTCCATTATTCCAGGAAATGAAACTTGACGGCACTCGTGCTGTTGGCGTTTTGTCGTCAGTCGCATCGCACCTTGACCAGGTTCGACAGGCTCAAGCTCTTGCTTTTCAAGCTTACGAGGATGGCACGAGCGTCATTAAAGAATTTAATGTTCAGAATAATACTGAGCAGGCACAACTTGACAAGGCTAAGAAAAAATTCCATGACTTGTCAGTTGAACTTGGTGAACGACTTTTGCCATTAATGAGATATGTCGTAACGACAAGTACTTTGCTCGTTAGGACTATCTATAACTTGACAACTTTCATTATTAAGTACAAGGCGGAAATTGCATACCTCATTGTGTCAATTACATTGCTGACAGCAGTTTACAAAGCATCAACACTGGCTACTTATGCCTGGTATATTAAAGAATATACTCTTATGCTTCTTCATAAAACGCATAATGCCTTGATAAAGACAAGGATTGCCTTGATTGGAACGTTGCGTGTTGCTGTTGCATTGCTTACAGGTAATATCACCAAAGCTGCTGCAGCATTGAGAGTTATGAGAGCTGCAAGTCTGAAAAATCGTTATACTGCATTGTTGGCCGTTGTTCTTTCTCTTGGATATGGTATTTACAAATTATATAGCTATATAAAGCAAAACAGCGAGGAAGCTAAGAAAAATGCTGAAGCTGTCAAAAAAATGAAAGACAGCTACAATGATATAAAACAAGTTCAACAGGAGGCTGCATCTGCACATTCAGCTGAGATAACGCAGATACAGACTTTGCGCAGGGTACTAGAGAATGCCAACAACGGCATAAGGGAGAGGCGAAAGGCACTGGTGCAATTACAAGGTATTGTACCACAATACCATGCAACTTTGACTACTGAAGGTAGATTAATAAATAATAATACATCAGCACTGGACGCTTATATTAATAACCTTAAAAAAGCTGCTATCGCGCAGGCGGCGCTGAATAAAATGGCTGGCCTAAATTCATCTTTAATGGAAACAAGTCTGCTAAAAGGACAAAGAGAGGGGAATCAGTCATTCGTATTGAAAAAATTAGCCAGCTATGGATTTGATCCACGTACACAAGAGTATGGTAACTATATTAGTGGTGGTGGCTTTGTTAGGGACAAACAAAGTGGTACATTCCTGAGACATATAACGGATGAACAACTTGATGGTATCAATAGATGGATGAAAGCATATAATTATAATCTTAAAAAAATTCAGGAATACACGAATGCTGCTGAAGCTATTAACAACAAAATTGATGATATACAAGACTATGCGACAAAGCAAGGTGCTGACTTCACACAAACTTCTACACCGGCACAGTCTGTAGGCGGAGGTTCCAGAACTTCAAATTCTTCCCATGACAATTCTGAAAAAAATAAAAAGGAGAATAAGCAAAGAGAACGTAAGTTCAAGGAAGAAATGAAAAAATATGAGACTAACATGAAAACGTCATTACTTGATGTCGACGCACAGTATACTTCGGGGCAAATTAGGTATACGGAGTATATAAAACAACGCCTTGAGGCATTGCAAACCGGTTATGACAATCAACTCGAATTGCTTAAGAAATACGGAAAAACTGAAACATCTGAATATGATAACATATTGGCGAAGAAAAAAGAAGCTGATGCGCAATATCTTAAGGATAAGGCCAAGATTGATGAACAGGATCTGCAGAGGACAAAGGTTCTTGCTGAAGCAAAGATTAAGGCAATGTATTACGACCCCAATAATGCCATATATATGGACGAGGACGCTATGAATGAGGCTCTATTCCAGAATGATATTCAATTCCTGTTGAAGAAAAAGAACCTATATAAAGAATCTGCAGAGGAATATCGCCAGTTGGAAGAAGAAATTGACGACATGGAATTTAAACATAAACTTGAACAGGAAACATCTTTCCAACAGAAAGTCCTGAAAATGAAAGAGGAATATCTTAATATGGGCTCGTCAAGGAAAAAGGATATTGAACTGAAAGCTCTCGATGAAATATATTGGAAAGCTCTAATCTCAGAAGAAGAGTATCAGCAAATGAAACTTTCTATAATGCTGAAATATTCCGAAAAGTATAAGACGCAGGAGCAAAAAGACAAGGAAAATGCAAATATGATGTTGTCACTGGCTAAGGATATGGCCGGTATTAACGAGAATAATCAACAACCGGGCGACGCCATAACAGGCATAGCATCTATATTTACCTCAGTAGAGCAGCAGCGGAAAGTAAATGAGGCCTTAAAGACTCTTTACCAAGAAGATGTTGGCAATTACGAACAATATATCCAGGCTAAAAAAATTAGCGATGATGAATTCCAAAATGAGAGGCTTAGGGCTTACGCTGCCACATTCAGTTCCATAGCTAGTATGTTAGGTTCGTTTTCATCCTATTCTCAAGCCTGTGCTGACGCCGAGACAGCCAAGATACAACAAGAATATGACAAACAGATTGAAGCGGCAGGCAACAATTCAGCCAAGCGCGAAAAGCTCGAAGAGGAAAGAGATGAGAAAATTAGAAAAGCGAAAAACGCTGCTAATAAGCGAGCCATGCCGATAGAGATAGCGCAAGCACTCGCCTCTACCGCAGCAGCTGCTATTAATGCATATGCATCAGCATCTAAGGTATCATTTGTTTTGGGCCCTATAGCTGCAGCTGCTGCTACCGCTGCCGGTATGGCACAGGTCGCCATTATCAAAAAACAGCATGAGGCACAGTCTGCCGGATATTATGAGGGCGGATTCACAGGCGGTAGGAACTACCGCCGTGAAGCCGGAGTCGTACACCAGGGGGAATTTGTCGCGAACCACAACGCAGTCAACAATTCGGCAATTAGGCCGGCATTGCAGCTTATCGACTTGGCACAAAGAAATAATACAGTGGGCAGCCTTACGGCAGAGGACATTACAAGGTCTTTGAACACTGGAGGCAATGCTATAGTGTCCGCACCTGTTGTCAATGTCAATACTGACAACGAGATTCTTAATGATACTATTTTCGCTCTTAATGATGTTTTGGGCAAACTTAACATCATACTCTCAAATGGGAGCATCAGAGCGTCTGTATCCATTGATGGAGAAGATGGCGTCGCATATAATCTTGACAAATACAACAAAATGAAGGGCAGAAAATGATTGAATTATATCTTAACGACACAAGGGTTTACACCGACACTTCACAGGTTGTAAAAGTGACGAAGGAAAACCCTTACTTCACACAATCCGGCAGTTACACACTCGATGTCAACATACCGATGGATATACTTGAGAACCGTCAGTTCTTCAAGAATATCCAATCTTTGCCGGTCACTAAGAAAACGGAAAAGATGGACGCCATGCTTGTCGTCGACAACCACCTGCTTTTGTCAGGCTCAGCAGTAATAAACTCGATTTCTGACACTATTGTCAAGGTGCAACTTTTGGGCGGAAACTCTGATGTTAACTTCATCGCTAACAATGGTGATGTTTACATTGACGAGATTGATTATGGCGAGATTACTATTCATGACGGTAAAGGGTATGCCTTCAAAGGTGAGCGCGGAGGCGTCCCGGTAAAAGGCTATACATATATATATGGCAAATGGGATGCTTACACAAAGCCTGCAATGGGCGATGTCTCCGAGTATGTCGTCATGCCTGTATATGACGAGACAAAAGCCGAAATAAAGAATGTCACACGCATGCATGTAGGTACGTCATCTTCCGCCGACACAGATAAACCGGGAGTATATACACACGGCGATACAATCATGCCGAATCTACTTCTTATAGTCAGGAAGGTAATAGAATACTTCGGATACCGTCTTGTGGCAAATGATGTTGACGTTGTGCCATGGAACAGACTGGTTATTTGTAATGCCCGCAAAACGCTCATAATACAGGAGGCTTTACCTCATTGGACGGTTACGGACTTTCTTACGGAAGTCCAAAACTTTTTTAACTGCACATTTGTTTTCAACGAATCTGACAAAACCGCGGAGCTTATAAGCAACTTGCGTTTTTTTGATAATGGAGTACAACAATATGACCCTCTAGATGAATACACATCTGATGTGTCGGATGAAGATGAAGAAAAAACGAAGTCATTGGGCTCTTCGAATATTAGATTCGATATGTCTGATTCGGACACGCACTATTACGATGCCATCGACGAGGATTTATTATCAAGTTACGAACGTAAACAATATTCTTCATACGAAGAATTGTTGCAGTTCTTTAACGCTATGAGCGACGAAGATAAGAAAAAATATCTATTCGTCTGTCCGCAAGGGACATACTGCTACAGGACAAACTCCACTCCTGACGTACCCACGGATTCCGAAGATGAAGGTGTTTTCGGCGGATCAAGGGACGACACTTCGACATCTGACGATGATTCCTGGTTCCTTGGGCAAATCAACCAGTTCGGACCGTTGGTACGCAACGAAAAGGTTGATGAATATATTGATTTGAAAATATGCCCGGTAGGTATAACAGTTGAGCAAAAGTGTGAATATTATACTGATGGTTCGTCGGGTACTGCCGGACACGGTGGAAAGTGGGTGAAACAATGGGATACAGAAGTACAGATGCCGTCGTTGAAAAACGAGAAGGGGGATATCCCTTCGAGGGATTTTACAAAAGTCGTTTGGGCAGGCGTCACAGGGGCGCAGGATACAGACAATGAAACGACGGCCGAAGACAGGATTCAAGTAATGTTTGTCGGTACGGTTCTACAGTATGTTAACAAGCCGGGGTTTACAGACCAATCTAAGAAAATACCCTACCCCATGGGCTTTACCGATTCCCTCGACAAAGCGATAAACTTGGAAGACTGCGGTTATCAAAACATCCATGACTCATGGTCGCTTGCTCTTACAAACTCTCCTGCTGAACATTATCTTGGTCAACTGCATGCGAATGGCTATTTGATAAATACGCAGACAGAAATCCAAATTAGTTTTGAAAACCAGTCAATACCAGACATACGCAAGATATTCATGTTCAAGAACAAGAGATATGTATGCGAAAAATTGGAAATAAATGTGGCCAATACTGGGATAGACAAACTTATTAAAGGCTATTTCTTCGAGATGCTATAATGCACCTTCGAAGTGCTTGGCCTTGTCGTCCACAACGCCTGCCTTCAGATACCTGTTAGTCACTGAGATATCTGTATGGCGGGCTTGATCACGGGCTATCACTATGCCCTCGGCATTCGCCAAGTCTCTTATTCCTGCATCCTTCAAGCTGTAGAATTGGTATGTTTCGGGAAAATTCAATGCCAACCTTACCTTTTTCCATTCCAGGCGGAAACGGTTTATGTATATCTGTGATGTGCCTGGCCTCAAGTCCTCGCCAAACAAATAATCGCCTGATGGATAGCTGAAGATGTTTTGCCGGATCATTTCCCTGATAAGCACATCATTTATTGCGACGTATTGTCCTTTCCTGTTTTTCGACACCTGTTGAGAAACATATATTGTTTGATTGGTTATGCTGATATCACCTATTTTTATATAACGTAACTCGTTCGGCCGAATGAACGTGTAGTACTCCATAAGGCAGGCAAGATAGAATGACGGATTGTTTTCCTTAAGATATCTTCCTAATTTCTTCAGGGCTTCTGCGCTCAACGCTTCGCGGAACTTCTCGCCCTCGCGCATCATGTGTATGCTCTCTACGGGATTTTCGTTAATATAGAGCCTGTCCTTTAGCCAGGTGCACAATGTCGACAGCCACGTGCGGTAATTGTTTCGCGTTGTAGGCGATACTTCGTTGTCAAACATGAGGTAGTCCAGGAAATCCAATATAACCAATTTGTCGAATTGATATACGTATTTTATGCGTAAATTTCCATTTTCTGACAGAAATTTATTCAGTTTTTTTAACCGGCTCAAGTAATCTGCTGCTGTCTTGATCTTCATGACGCCCTTTTCGGCCTGATAACTGATGAAGTCCTGATATCTTTGTAAAACCACAGATAATTCTGTATACTGTCTTGTCCTCTTGCCTTGGGTAAATGGATTCCACCCGGCTATGAGACGTTGATAAATATTCTGTATCAGAATTGTTGCCATGCTCTCTTTTTCCTTGCGAGTCTTGTAACGATTGAGCATGTATTTCTTACGCCGAAGTCCGTCAATGGAAGGATCATACGCAAAGAAATCGACATACCAAGACTTGCCTCTGTGCAACTTTGGCAGCGTAAATGTTACTATTTCTTTGCACGTAAGGAGTTGTTTTTCAGAAAAGTACAT